AGTTAAATGTCCTGTAGGACCTATTGCCTCAATCTCTACTCTTTCGGGTAGCCAAGGATATAGATCTGACTCTCTATTGTAGCTTAGCTCTAGTTGTTCTTTAGAGTAATCTGAATACCAATAAGGTAATACAACTATGTCTCCCTCAGTCTTTTCTGGGTAGTTATGATTTGTATTTTGTATAAACGAAAAGTCCGGTACAACGTTGCTAAAGAACGCGTCCTCAAATGAGTGGTTATCAAACGTCATAGAGTCTTCCATTTCATTCCACTTAGATAATATACCTTCAACCTTTTCATTACGGTGGCAGAAGTAACATAGATTTCCGTCTTCTAAATATAGCTTATCAATACCTTTAGACTTATAACTAAAGAATGATTGCGGATCGTTTAATATGACATTGGGTGTTACTAATAGACTGCGCTCGCCTGGTTTAGTATGTTGGATAATATCTATCTCAATCCAGTCTTTGCCATACTTAGGTACATGAAATGTAATGCCCTGTAGGTAGCCATTTTTCTTCTTGGTTGTATCTAATAGATTCATCTCGTCTTCGTTAACGAATACAACGAATTCAAAAGGATCTGTAATTAGTTTTTTTGCTTGTGTGTAAAAAGCATTAATATGTGTTTGACTATATTTAGCGTCTAGCTGATTAGCTATTAGTGTTACCATGCCAATGTCTCAAAAGTTGTTCATCATCTATTTCATTTATCTCATACTGTGGAGTCTGACTTTTAATCTTATTTACATTAAAGATACATACTCTACTCTCTTCTCTATATTTATAACGCTCTAAATCATCTGGATATGATAGCCCGTGGTTATAACTATACACCCAATCATTAGGCATGTTATTCCAAAAGTCTCTCTGTCTCCAGAAGTGATAGTTATCTGTTCCCTTAAAGAATGTTTTAAATATTTGCTGTTGCTCTTCGTAAGCATCCCAGAATATATGTTCACATTGATCTTTGTTCCAACACATAATACTAGAGTTAAAGAAAGATCCTCTGATGTCTATAAATTTTCTATCATGTAACTGCTTAGGGTCTTGCCAGTTTGAATGTGCTATTCTAGGTTTCAATGCCAGCTCATTTAAATCTGATATATCATTATGAATAATTATATCGAGATCCATATAACACCACTTGCCATTATACCCAAGGTAGTTATGCGAGTTGAATACTAGAAACTTAGCTCTGTCCCAACAATAGTTTTCTTTACCGAACCAATAGTCTGGGTGAAAAGGATCTATGTTAGGTATTCTTTTGGAGTCACATTCTAATCCACCAGGATCATCGGTGTAGCAAGTAAATGTAAAGTCATGCTTGTAATGTCTCTGTACCATTCGATACAGATTATTAACATAATCAGGGGTGTACTTAGTGCCCCATTTGATGCAAACAAAGTTCATCATATTCTTTCTCAATCTCCGGGTATTGTGCTTGCCCATTTAATAAGCATATTGTATATTCAGGTCTGTATTTTCTACCTGAGAACATGTACGAATACACCTCCTCATTAGGTAAGTGTTCAAAGGTGAATCCTTCATGGTATAAAAACGTGTCATCGCCATAAGGATATTTAAGTATATATTCGTCTCTATTGGTACAGTAGTCTTGCCATATATGTGTAGCATCTTTCCATATCATTATACTAGAGTTAAAATTACTTAGAGGAGCATCTGCATGGTATGGAAACTCGTCTATTGGCATCTCATCTATACCTCTATCTTTCCACCAGGTGTATGCTATTACAGGGTAGTGTTGGCAGTAATCAAACAAGTGATCTATGTTCTTTTGTATGCGAACATCTAAGTCTAAGTAAAGTATTGTCTCACCTTCCTCTGCTTTGATCTGAAATAATTTAATTTTCTCCATGTTCCCCTCGGGTTCATGTTCTATATAAATAACTTTAATAGCAGGATGTAACCCATCAGGATCATCGGTTACGCAGATGTAGTTGTACAGTCCTTCGGTATGATCGTATATCGAATTCACGTCTTCAGCACTATATTTGGTGCCATATTTTAAAGTTAAAATAGTTTTCATTGTAATCATTATTATTTATAAATAAGAAGAACAAGTAATTTAAAGAGAACACGCCAATGGCAGTAATGACAAACATTGTTTTAGATCAGGGAACTACATTCAATATGACTGTTAACCTTACTAACGACGATTTATCAGCCAAGAATTTAGCAAGCTACTCTGTAACAAGTCAGATGAGAAAATCATATGACGCTACTACCTTTACAAATTTTACTACAGCAAAGGTAGATGCTACGGGACAGATTACTTTGTCGCTAACAGCAACGCAAACTGCAGCAGTGAAAGCAGGCCGGTATGTTTACGATGTTGAAATAGCAAGTGGGGTGGAGACTTTAAGAGTTCTTGAAGGCCTGGTTACGGTAACACCAAATGTTACTAGAGCTTAAGGAGAAAACGAATGGCAGTTAATGTAAATGTAGGTAGTAATAATATTAAGGTTTCAGTAGGTACTGGATCGACAAGAGTTATAACTACATCAACAAGTCAATCACAAGTTGCTACGGCACAAAAGATTGATAACTTGCAGGGAGTAGACGTTTCAAACGTACAGAATGGTTATACTTTAGTATACGATTCTACTAGTGGTAATTGGGAGGCCTCCCCGGCGGGAGACGTTGCAGCTGCTATTACATCAATTGATGGTGGTACGTTCTAACTATATTATACTATATTATAAAGCTTTATACTATATAATGAAATTAAGATAAAAGATTATCTTTTATTAAAACATTAGACATTTAACTAGGAGAATAGACAAATGGCAACAACAATTCAGATAAAAAGAAGTACGGGATCAACAGCTCCAGCTACTTCTGATCTTCTCGAAGGAGAATTGGCCTATGCAGAAGATAGGTCCAACTCAGGTGCCGGTGCAATACTTTATACAGAGTCAATTGATAGTGGCGGTAACGCTGTAATTCAAAAGCTCGGTGGTAAATTTTACACAGACATCGTGGACGCAGCTACAAATGCTAACACAGCTTCAACTCTTGTAAAAAGAGACGGCAGTGGTAACATAGCAGCGGGCACAGTTTCAGCAGCCTTAACTGGCGACGTAACTGGAGACGTAGCAGGTGACGTAACAGGTAGCATTGCAGGCGCAACAGCTAACATGACGGGCACAGTTACTTTCGGAAACCTTTCAGACGGTACAATTACAGCTACAGCATTCCAATCAACACTTACAGATAGTGATACACTTATCCCTACTTCAGGTGCTGTTAAGGACTATGTAGACGCACAAGCTCACATGACAGACGTCGGCATTGCCGGTGATTCTGGAACTGGTGCAATTACAGACTCAGAAACATTCACCCTTTCAGGTGGAACTGGTATTACATCAGTAGTTTCAGGAAACGCAGTAACGCACAACTTGGATAATACATCAGTAACAGCAGCCACATATGGTTCAGCTTCACTGATTCCTATTATCGCAGTTGACGCACAAGGACGTATTACAGGTGTTACGACAGCATCTACAAGTTCAGCATTAACAATCGGTGGCGACGCTGGTTCAGATGATGTTGTAACAGTAGGTACTGACACACTTAACTTTGTGGGTACAGCAAACGAAATCGAAACAACAGTTTCAAACAACCAGATCAAAATTGGATTACCAGACGATGTAACAATTGGCGGAAACGCTACTGTTTCAGGTAACTTAACAGTATCAGGTACAACTACAACAGTAAACTCTACAACTTTAGCAGTAGCAGATCCATTGATCTCTCTTGCTACAGGTAACAACTCAAGCGATGTCGTTGACATTGGTTTGTATGGTTTGATGGACACCAGTGGATCGCAAGATATACATGGTGGTTTATTCAGAGATGCTAACGATAGTGGTAAATGGAAAATATTTAAAGACCTACAAGAAGCACCTACAACTACAGTTAACACTAGTGGTACAGGCTACGCAGTCGGTACTTTAGTAGCTCACCTTGAAGATAGTTCAACAACTATCACTGGTGGTACTATTACAGGTATTACAGATTTGTTAGTAGCAGACGGTGGTACTGGAGCCAGCTCATTTACATCTAAGGGTGTTATGTTTGGTAACGGAACTGGGGCTTTATCAGTAACAACAGCAGGTTCAGCAGGTCAAATTTTGATAGCTGGCGCAGACGGAACTCCAGCATTCGGAGCTCTAGACGGCGGAACTTACTAGTAGATTATAACAACTAAGGATAATTGAAATGGATGAAAAATTAGTAAATGAATATATTAATAACTTAGCGAACAAGATTAATGAGTTGACGCAAGAAAGCTTATTGTTTAAAACTAGATTAAGTCTAAAAGAACAGGAAAATGCTCAACTGTTAGAGTCTCTAGAGACACAGACAGCAGAGTTATTGGAATTGAGAAAGCAACCGGAGCCAATTGAGGTTCCGGAAGCGATCAAAGAAGTAGTAAAGGAAAAAGAAGTTGAAAGACCAAGAATACCTCAACAGGTAAGAGCCCCAAGGCCTAATGGTTACAACCCTAAAGTAGATGGTCCTTTACCAATGATTCCAAATCCTAAACTTGCAGACACAAAGTAATATAAAAGTAAAAGGAAAAGACAAATGGCAGTAATTAAATTAAAAAGATCGGAAACGAGCGGTTCAGTACCAACAACTAGTGATCTAGTCGTAGGTGAAGTAGCGATCAACACCGTAGATAAAACACTTTATGCAAGAGACAGCAATGATGCAATCATTAAAGTCGCTAATTTTGGTGAACAAGATCTTGCACTAACATTTCCAACAGGAGATTACGGTAGTGTAGCAGCAGCCTTAAGTACTGATGCATTTGGCGAGTACCTAGACTTAATAT